GACGACAACGCATAGTATACTCTTAATAACGCCAAAAAGGAGAGAATATGGCAAAGAAAAAAGCAACTGTAGATACTGGTATCATTAATCTTGGCCCGTCTACTGAGCTACCTACGCAGAGTACTCTTAATAATAGTGATTTGAACTTCGTCTTAGTTCATAGGCATTATGAACCATTACTTCAAAAGTGGGGCAACTTGTGTAGTCGTGTAGTTACCAGGATTGTTTCTCGTGATGCTTATGAAAAACCAATTCATTGGTATCATATTAAACTTTATAACTTTTGCTATGCTCAATATGATAAGTATGGCGACTATTACCGAATTTTAGACAATAGCTTTGGAGAAGCAGATAATGATGACATATATGAAGTCCGTTAAGACAACTTTTATTAATTGGTTTAATGAAAACCGCAAACTAGGATACGTCCTGATTGGAATGATTGGATTGCCCATTGCACTATTTGCAGTTGCTGGTGCTATTGCACTATGTATTGCTATCTTGTCATTCTTTTTTGGACAGTTTTTCGGTGCAGTAATATTTCTTATGATGATTGTTGGTGCCGTTGGTGGATATATTTGGGGATACAATAAGTAATGGATAAGATCAATGTACTTGACGAGGGCTATGTACGCCTTGTCGATACCCTCGGAAATGACCTATCGGTGGTTAATGCTGCCCGTGTATCATATGACAAAGAGTCTGGAGATTTTGAGTTACGTGATGCAAAACTAATTAAGTTTTTAATTCGTGAAGGGCACACAAGTCCTTTACGACATGCAGCACTTACCTTTGAGGTTTATGCACCAATATTTGTTGCACGCCAGTGGTGGAAATATGCTGTTAGCTCTACACATGTAGACGATCAGAATGGGTGGAACGAGTCTAGTCGTCGCTACATTACTGAGGAAGAACACTTCTATGTCCCTCTTGCAAGTGAGTGGCGTAGTAAGCCAGAAAATTCTAAGCAGGGGAGTGGTGAACCAGTTGACCAACTAATCGGAGAAAAGTATTTTAATATGCTTATTGACGTTATTGGTATTGGTACTGACGCATATCACAAGGCTATGGACGAAGGCATTGCTCCAGAGCTTGCACGACTCTTCCTTCCTGCATACGGCATGTATGTACGTTGGCGTTGGACCACATCCCTGCAGGGTGTAATGACATTCCTAGATCAGCGTCTAGAGCATGATGCACAGTGGGAGATCCAAAAGTATGCACAGGCAGTAGAGTCTTTATCTGCTGGTGCATTTCCAGAAATATTTAAGGCAGCTAAGGAGTTAAAGAATGCTTAAGGCAGTAGAAGATAAAGTAATTATTGAAGTAATTGAGGAAGAGCAGGTATCTTCTTCTGGTTTAGTGCTTACTAGTTTGAGCAAAGAAACACCTGATCAGGGCGTAATTATTGATGTTGGTCCAGGTTTACTTCTTGGTAATGGTCAGATGATGATTCCAGATGTAGAGGTAGGACAGACTGTTATCTTCTCTAAGTATGGCGGTACTGATATTGAGCACGAGGGCAAGACATATAAAATTTTACAGTATCGAGACATCTTAGCTGTCATCGGCTAAATATATGATAAACTAATTAAAAGGAGATTTTATGTCAATGCCAATTAATGCTAGGCAGTTTCGTTCTAATAAGCCTGGTTACGAGGCACCAATGGCAAAGCTACAAGATGGTGAGCCAGTTATCAGTGAAGAGCAAGCAGAAAAGTTTAAAGAGTACCAAAATTCTCAAGAAAATGAGTGGCTTGATGAAGACATTGAAGTTCAAAAACCTTTGAGCAAGCGTGAGGAACTCTATGCTATCCAAGAAGCAAAGCGTGCACCAAAGATTCAGGTTGACCAGAAGCTTATTCTATGGTCTTGGCTGGTTGCTGTTGGCGTTGCTTTCGTATCTTCCGCTATTGTTTCTTTTAATGGTATTACATCAGTTGCTGAGTTTGTAGGGTTATCCGCTACATGGATGGCTGGACTATTCTTCTTCTTTATTGAACTTATGTACCTGATCTTCTTGGTTGCATACCTCGTACTTGCATCTCGTGTAGATGACGATGGAAATCCTGAGAAGACTGGTGGAGCACTCTGGGGAATGATTTCCTTTGCTGCTATTGCAGTTGGGGCTAACGCTTTCCATACTCTGGACTTCTGGAACTGGGATTACACAAACCCTCAGATGTGGGCAGGTGTAGTGCTTTCTATTGCAGCACCAATTGCTATCATCTCTGCCTCTAAGATGGCATCGAGAGTAGTGTTTGCTAAAGCTATTAGTCTTTAGTATCACTAGGGGTATTAGCTTAGCTGGTTAGAGCACCGAACTCATAATTCGTAGGTCCTGGGTTCAAGTCCCAGATACCCCACAATGCCCTCGTAGCTCAGTGGATAGAGCGTCGGGTTTCTACCCCGTGCGTCGCAGGTTCGAATCCTGTCGAGGGTACTCACTAATAGAAATGGTATACTATACATATGACAACTAAATTAGCTATCGCTGTCCCATCACGTGGACGACCACACAACCTTAAGAGATTATCTGAGGCACTCAAAAATACATGTACTACAGAGTACACACTATTTTCAAGACTTGATAAGGATGATCATAAACTACCAGAGTACCTACAGATTCCTGAAGTAAACTTTGTTGTAGACAATCGCATCTTCTTTACCAGTTCTGTTAATGAGCTTGCAGAGATTGCAAGTATTGAGGGATATACTCACATCGCAATTCTTGGTGACGATGTTCTTCCAGAAACTGTTGGCTGGGATGAAAAAATGATCTCCGCACTAAATGGTGAACTTGGTGTTGTTTATGGTAGCGATGGACTTGAACACTTACACGGAGAAGATCTTCCTACTCACGTTGTAGTTCCAATCGAAATGTATCAAAAGCTTGGATGGATTGGACTGCCAACTTCACGTCACCTGTTCCTAGACAATGCCTGGAGAGAGCTTGGAAAGCTTACTAAGTTTATCTATCTTCCAGATGTTAAGCTATCTCACCTGCACAGATGGAACAAGGCAGCACCTAATGACCAAACATATGAAGAGGCTAACGACAAGGTAAAGCGTGAACATGATCGTCTAGCATTTGAAGCATGGCGTGATGGTGAAGGTCTACAAGAGGCTAAGAAGGCGTTGCTAGGTTAATGTCAGTAGTAGCTTTATCACATGGTTACCCACCACTATGGAATATGGGTGGAGAAGTTGCACTACATCGTGCAATGCTTGCTATTAGAGGAGATCGCCATGTTCTTACCTCTACTCCAGAGCCATATATTTTTGAGGGCGTTAATGTAAGACAGATTAATACTGATGATGTTTTAAATACCCTCGCTGACCCTAAGCCAATTGCAGAACAGCTTAAAGATATTAATGCTAGGGTAGTTATTGGTCAGAATGAATTATCTTTGCCTGCCGTTAAGGCTGCCAAGCTTTCTGGTGCTATTTCTGTGGTAAATGTTCATACCCCACCTAGATTTGGTGGCACTATTCGAGCAGCTATGCCTGTGGCAGACTATGCAGTATACAACACTCAGACAGCAGCTATTCAATGGGGTGAGCCTGACGCCTTTGTTTTGCACCCACCAATCAGTCCTTTGCCAAATGAGCTGTATAAGGGTGGAGATGCATACACCCTACTTTCATCATTAACAAACAAAGGTGTTGAGGTAGTTCTAAACCTGGCCAAAGTTTTTCCAACTCAAAGATTTATTATTGTTAGATCACCTGCAGAGCCAACTCATGGGTTGGCAGATATTGAGCAAAGAGTTGCAGACCTTCCTAACGTAGAGCTGCACCCACGTGTTCCACCAGAGGAAGTATGGAAATATCTTCAGCAGACAAGAATATTACTTGTTCCATCACGCTATGAGACATATGGAATGTCTGCTATCGAAGCTGCTGGATATGGTATACCATCTATACACGTCGATACACCACATGTTCGTGAAGGCATAGGTGATGCTGCCGTACTCATTCCACCATTAGATCTTCAGGCTGCTGCTAATGCTATTAATCATATTGAAAGCAACTATGAGACATTTAGCGTAGGTGCTAGGCAGCGTGCTGAATGGTTGCACCAGAGACAGAACTCTGAGATAGCTGCCTTTGCAGACTTTATAGATAATCTAAAGAAGCCAATTGATAATCGTGCTAGGCATAGAGCCGTTACGTCAGGTTATCATCGCTATAAGAGATCGTTCTAGACTCATATATAGACGGATTTGGTAATAGATCTTTAAGTATTTCATTATACAAAAGATGGAAACTTGAGTCGCTACCAGATATAAATGGCTCTGCTTTAAGATCAATATTAAAACCATTTCTATCATGTATTCCAGAAAGACCGTATACTTTTATATCCTGATGTATGCTCCCACCAATGCCATACATGTTGCCATAAGTTGATCTCCACAAAGAGTCTATGTTGATAACGTTACCAAGTTTTTGTTTGTTCATAACCATTGGTGTATGAAGCTCATAGTCTAGTGGCACATCTATGCCTAGCTGCTGTATTGCTTTATTTGTTTTTGATAGCAACCTAATGTAGCTAGAGTTAGGCATACGTGTTTTTTTGATCTCTTCTACCCTCGCACGAATCGTACCAGTATACCAGGTAGGGACACTCTCTATTTTATTAATTACAAAAAAATCATCATTCATTAGAATAAAGTCATCTGATATTTCGTCAGAGTCTACGATAGCTTTAAGGTTAGCTCTGGCATTATCATACTTCTGACCATCTTGCAACACTTCTATATAGTTACCAACATACCAATCTGGCTTACCACCAACTACCCATATTTTTGAGTGTGGCATGTTTTTAATTACAGATCTAATAGAGTATCTAAGCTCTTCATTTGGACCACCACGACATATATATACTGCATCCACTAATCTAGTATATCAAACAACTGGTATACTATTACTAATGAGTCTGACAATCAAACAGAGAATCGTTAACATGAGAATTGCTGGGGCATCTTATGAGGATATACAGCATGAACTCAAGTGTGACATGGATCAGATCTCTTATCATTTAAACAAAGACTCTAAAGTAAATGTATCTAAGAAGATGCGTCATAACCATACAAGTGAGCTAGACGCCATTCAAGCCTATAAAGAGCGTATGGGATGTATTGACTGTGCTAGAGACTACCCACATTTTGTTCTAGAGTTTGATCATTTACCAGAATTTAAAAAGTTTGGACAGGTATCACATATTCTAAAAAAGTATGGTCCAGATAAGGCTTGGGAAGAAATAGCTAAGTGTGATGTTGTATGCTCTAACTGTCATAAACTTCGCACCAATGCTAGGCTTTTTCCACAAGAATATGATACACTAGAATCATAATTCAATAGGGGAGTGAAAGGTCTTCGACTGATTACTTGGAGCTAGAGAAGCATGTATTGACGGTCACAAACAATTCACTTGTGGCAATCGGATAAGTGCAAAATATACTCCCGAAGAGTATGCTCTAGCGGCTTAGGTTGTCGTTGAGAGCACCCTGTCAGCAGCGGTTCTGGCTGAGCAACAGGTTCATAAAATAAACAGAACGCTTCTTAGGATGGTATAGTTGGGCAGAGTGTTGTTAGTTCCATCTCTGTCTGTTCTAGTGAAACTAACTAAACATGTAGAAGAATAGCTCTAAACTAATCAGGACCAGGGTTCGATTCCCTGCACTTCCACAAGGAAAATAAAATGATAATAGATTATGATGCGGTTGAGGCTGCTGGATATAAGGTAGAGCATATTGAGGAAAATGTGCATATCATAGAAAACTTTATATCTGAGAAAGATGCAGACTTTTTGGTATCTTTTGCTAACAGCCTTACTAATGATCAATGGTGTGAGCTAAACCTAACCAGTGCAAAGAAGCAAGCTTTTGCACAGTTTGGAACAGATGATCTTGAGCTTCTTGAGAAAGAAGGTAAGATGCACTTTAACCGATACTCCATTGACAAGAGTGTTGGTCTAATTAATGGTGATATGGGACCTAGTGGTGTTGATCCTAGCATATTGGATACCGCCTCAGAAATGCGTATAAAATTTTCAAGAAGATTAGAAAAGTTTGTTGCTGACCCAGACAAGTATGAGCTATCGCCATTTTTTTCAATCCGTAGACATTATAAAGATGATGGAATGCCAGATCATGATGATCAGATGAACAATCCTCAGCAAAGACAGTCTGTAGTCTTATATCTTAATGACGACTATAACGGTGGCGAGCTATACTTTAGAGACCAAAAAATTCAGGTTAAACCAAAGGCCCGAAGCGTAATGATATTTAATAATGGTGCTGATTATATGCACGGAGTTAGAACTGTTTTAGATGGACCAACAAGGTATACCCTAGCAACCTTTATATCTGTTAAATAATTAAGAAGATCTAAGAGTGCTTCTTCTGTGTGCCACAGTACGATCTGTAGGACTTCCATTACTGTAGAGTGTAATAACTACTGCAGGATCTTCTGGAGTTCCATTGATCGTTATGTCTGTACCTGGAACCTTGTATGAGCCACTAGAGATTACTCTTCTTACTCTACCCTCGGCTCTACCGCCAGAGGAGTTCCAAGAAACCATCTGCCCTACTCTAACGGATTCTGCCTTAAAAATTGATGTAAGCTGTTGAACCTTTGTATAATCTTTTGCAAAATCAGTAAACAGGGCCTTCTCTTCATTGCGTCTTAC